GGCGGCGTGCGGTACGCCCGCCGGGAGATCGACCCCGAGCACATGACCGAGCAGGGGACGGTCGAGGCGAAGTGGGAGACCGCGAAGACGATCGAGAACCCGGAGGAGTTCAAGACCGCCACACAGGTCCGGGCAAAGTGCCGGGCGCTGATCACCGGGATCTGCGTCCGCTCGGACTTCGCGCTGCTCTGCCCGAACGAGAGGGAGGCGCAGCTCGAGGAGAAGATCAAGGAGGCCCGGCAGTTCGCGGAGGTGTTCAACGCGACGGCGACGCGCTGCCAGGTGGGCGTCTACGTGCTCCGGGGCCGCGTGGCGCAGGACGACGCGGAGGCGATGAAGGCGATCGGCTCGGAGGTCCGGGGCCTGCTCGACGCGATGGAGGCCGGGATCAAGGCCACGAACGTCGAGCAGATTCGCGAGGCAGCGGCGAAGGCGAAGGACCTGGGGCGGATGCTGAACGCCGACGCTCAGGCGAAGGTGAACGAGGCCGTCCAGGCCGCCCGGGACATCGCCCGGGAGGTCGTGAAGCGGGTGCAGAAGCAGGGCGAGGACGCGAGCGCCGTGCTGGCGACCGTGAAGCTCGACTCGATCAACCGGGCGCGGTTCACGTTCCTGGACATGGACACGCCTGCGGTCCAGGTCGAGGCGCTCCCCGCGACGCCGCGCTCCGTGGAGGCCGCTCCGGTCATCGAGGCCGAGCACGTCCCGGAGAAGCTCCCGTCCGTGACGGTCACCATCCCGGCTCGCCGGATCGAGGTCTGACATGGCCCTGCACTTCTTGCAGCCGAAGAACCCCGCCGCTCTCCCGCACCTGACCTGCGGGGACGAGCCGGACGGCTCGGACGAGTCGTGCCCGGGGACGGCGTTCGTCGTTAAGCGGACGGCGATGGGCACCATCCTCCTGCTCTGCGCGGACTGCGACGAGCAGTACGAGTTCGAGCAGATCGAGCAGGCTCCCACGGTGAAGGAGTAGCCATGGCCTGCGAGGCGTACAGGAAGCCGAAGGAGACCCTGGAGCAGCGCCGGGACCGGATCGCGAAGTCCCTGGGGCTGCTCGAGGAGCGCATCCGGCAGGGGCAGGTCCGCGTGGTCGTCGGCCGTGACGGCAGCGTGACTTTCGCCGGGTGGAAGGTGGAGGACCGCGAGGACGTGGCGGATCTCTGCGCGTACCGGAAGCTCACGGCGAAGGGGAGCATCGCGCTCCGCTCCGCGCTCGCCAGGGCGGAGATCGCGGCGGGCCGGACGGTGGACAAGCAGGTCATCGGGTCGGGGCTGCACAGCCACGACGGCGGCAAGACCTGGGGGAGGCACTAGCCATGCCCCGTGAAACCACCCCGGGAGTCACGGTGGAGCGGTATCTCGGCGACGGCGTGTACGTCGGGATCGACCCGCACGGCTACCTGGCCCTGATGACCAAGGACGGGGTCACGAACCTGATCTTCCTGGAGCCGGAGGTGTACGCGGAGCTGGTCCGGTACGCCGAGGAGCTCAAGGCGAAGGCGCAGCAGAAGTAACAGGCCGGGCGCATCGGCGCTTCACGCGGGGTTCGACTCCCCGGCGCCCAAAGCAGCACCCCGGGGAATCGTCTCCGGGTCACCAGGAGGGTTGAACCGATGGCGACGAAGACGAAGACGACGACCAAGGCGACGAACCACAACCCCGCGGTCATCGTCCGCACGTACAGCGCGGGCGTCCACTACGGGAAGCTCGCGGCGCAGAGCGCGGACGGCAAGCGCGTGACGCTCACGGGGGCGCGGCGGATCTGGAGCTGGAAGGGCGCGAACACGCTGCACGAGATCGCGCTGCGCGGCGTGGGCGCGGGGTCGAGGGTGTCGGAGCGGGTCGAGTCGATCGACCTGACCGAGGCGATCGAGATCCTGCGGTGCTCGCCGGCCGGCGAGACCGCAATGGAGGCGGCGTCGTGGCCGGCGTAGATCACGACGGCTACGGCTCCGGCGACGGCTCCGGCTACGGCTACGGCTCCGGCGACGGCTCCGGCTACGGCGACGGCTCCGGCTACGGCTACGGCTCCGGCTACGGCTCCGGCTCCGGCTACGGCTACGGCTACGGCTACGGCTCCGGCTCCGGCTACGGCTACGGCTACGGCTACGGCTCCGGCGACGGCTCCGGCTACGGCTACGGCTCCGGCTACGGCTCCGGCGACGGCTCCGGCTACGGCTACGGCTCCGGCTACGGCTCCGGCTCCGGCTACGGCTCCGGCTACGGCTCCGGCGACGGCGCAGGGTAGTTAGCCGCGGTCGAAACCGCCCTCCGGGGCGGTCGCGGGGGCTGGCATCCCTCGCCTGACGAGACTGCCGCCGGCCCTGGAAGCCGGCAGACGGAGGGTCACATGAAGGCACGCGAGCACCAGCGGCGCACCTACGAGCCCGTGAAGGAGCAGTTCCGGCTCGACGTGTGCCGGAGCACCGAGAGGATCCTGCGCGAGCAGAGGGACCTGCTCGTCCACGTCGGCGCCGACGCTGCGGCGAACGCGGTCCGCATCGCCCTCAAGAGCATCGGGGGCGCCATCCGGCACGCGGAGCACCGGCTCCGCTTCGCCCAGGCCGCCGCCCGGGGGGAGGAGTAGCCATGCGCGACCACGCGCACCGAGCCGTCCCCGGCGAACACCGTACCGTCGGCTGGACCGGCTGCGTCACCGGCAAGCCCGACTGCGGCGCCGCGCACGGGGCCGTCGTCCACGTCGATCGCTGCCGCTGCGGGGCCAAGCGGTACATCGAGACCAACGGCCGCCACCAGGCTTCGAGCGGCTGGCTCAGGAAGGAGGGCTGATCCATGCAGGCACAGATCCAGAGCTGCATCGCGAACGTGGGCGTGGTCATCCAGGCGCTCAACGGGGCGAAGCGCAGGCCGCCGTCGGTCGTTCCGGGTGCGCTGGGACGACTGCTCGCGGACCTGGAGGCGCTCGCCGCGCTCTCCACGGTTCGCCCGGCGACGGACCCCGAGGCAGCGGCCAAGGCGCGGCTCGCCGAGGAGATCCAGGCGGAGCTCGCGAAGCAGCGGAAGCCCGCGCCGCGCGCCGCTCCGGTGGCGGTCGCCGCGCCGAGGACCGCGAAGCCCCGCGAGCCGCGGATGCCGACGGTCCCCGAGGTCGTGACGATGCTGGAGCGGGTGATCCTGCCTCGTCCCGGCGCCACCCGGATGACGGGCAAGACCTGTATCCCCGTCAGCCTCGTCACGCTGGCGAAGGAGTGGCTCACCGAGGAGCGTCGCCACCGGAAGGCGCTCCGCGAGCACGCCGTCGCGGACCCGACGTTCTGGGGCCTGCTCGCGGCGCGCACGCCGGAGAACCTCCTGGGCGTCCAGCCCGGCCAGGATCCCTCCTGGATGGAGGGCCAGAGGCGGGCCTGGGATCTCGAGGAGCAGCGGACGGAGCGCGAGGCGAAGGCGGTCGAGGAGGCCGAGGAGGCGAAGCGCGCCCTCCCGGTGTTGGAGCAGACGGCCGGCTGGATCTACATGCCGTCCGCGACCGGGAAGGGCTCCCGGATGGTGGAGCGGAGCCAGCTCGCCGAGGACAAGGGCTGCGTCGGCTGCGGCAAGGTGATCGACACGGCGCACCTCCGGTCCTGCGCGCTGTCGTGGGTGGAAGCGAAGCCGTAGCACGGGCCTCCCGGGGCGGGGCATGGGCGCCGAACGGTTCCCTCCCTGACCCCGGGCCGCCCCTCGACCTGCTCTCCACGGAGCGCGGGCCGAGGGACGGGATGGACCCGCCCGAACGGAGGGTAGATGGGACAGGTGGAGCCGGGAGAGATGCAGTTCTCGGTGACGACGATCGCGGCACGGGCGCAGAAGCCCGCCGAGTACACGATCTCGGTGCTGCGCATCTTCGCGCGGAAGGACGAGGGAGAGCCGCTGCTCCCCGCGGAACGAGAGGCGGCGCGCATGGCGCTCCGGCTGCTCGGAAAGGACTGGTGATGGCGATGTGGGCGAACGAGAGGGCGAGGAACGAGGCGATCCGGAGGATGCTCGGCGACCGGACGCTCAAGCGATTCTGGACGGACCGGGGGCCGACGCAAGAGGCGATGGCCTTGCTCGAGGCCGGCGGCGGCTACCTGTCGTCGGTCGAGCGGGTGATGCTCCGGACGGCGTTCGACCTGTGGAACGGATCGGGTAAGTGCCTGGTGTCAGACCTGCTCGACACGCTCGACGAGGAGCGCCTCCAGGCCGTAGCCGAGGCGATCCTAGCGCGGGACGCCGGCGGGGAGCGCGTCGAGGGGCCGTGGTTCCTTCCCGCGGGGAGGACGTGATGCACGGCGGCGGGAAGAAGGGGCAGAAGCACACGACCGGGAAGATCTGCGACGGCTGCTCGGCCCGGCGGGACCAGATCCCGCTGCGGACGGTGCGGCTCGTCGAGGCCGGCGCGCAGATCGTCCTGACCTACTGCCGGCGCTGCGAGCTCCTGGACGCGCTCGCCGGCCGTCCGGGCGCCGAGGCGGAGCGCCCGGCCCCAACCCCACGGGAGATCGTCGCCGCGCGCCCGAAGCCCCCTGCGGTCCGACTCGCCCCCGGGTGGACAACGGCGTTGCCGCGGTGGAGGGCGACGGCTTAGACTCAGGTCTCCTCGCAGGCCGGAAGGGCGGTTCTCAACCCTCCCGCCCCTCCGGCATCCAGCGGCACTCCCTCCCGCGCGATGAGGGGAACCGAAGGCCCGCCTCCCGGCGGGCTTTCGTGTTTCCGGGTGGCGAGCGAGCGACAGCGACGGCACCACGGGCAGTCCCGGATCGAGCCGTTGCCCATCCGGCGGAGCCCGAACGCCGACAGCGGACGCATCGCGTGACAGCGCGGGCACAGCTTCGTGATGAACACCTCGCGGCCCTCGATGTCGAACACCCTCGAGTCCCGGCGCGCGCGCAGCATCCGCGGCAGCGAGCCCCGCCTGTCGCTCACGCCGCCCTCTCGGCGAGCAGCACGGCCCGGACGAGCTCGTCGTCACGGCACGCCCACCCCGCCGCGATCGCGTCCGCCAGGTGCTCGTAGTTGTCCCGCTTCGCCGGCCACTTCACGGCCGGCCAGAGCCGCTCGACCGCGAGGATCACGTCGTCCTTGGTCGCCTTGGGGGTGTCGGGGCAGACGGCCCGCTTGATGTCCCCGGGCGTCACGCAGAGCATGGGCAAGCCGTTCGCCTCCGCGATGGCCGCGATGATCCCGAACGCCGTGCCCGCCTGCCGCGCCGCGATGACCCCCTTCATCCCGAACGACTGCGCCTCGTACACGAGCAGCCCGGGGCTGCACGCGCAGACGTGGCGGATCAGCGCCGCGGCGACGATCCGCGAGCGGCGCATGTTGTCGTCCCCCTTCCGGACGCCGTGCTTCTTCGCGGAGGGCTTCGTCTCGACCACCTCGCCGCCGAGCAGGTCCATCCGGATCGAGTTCGTCGTCCGGACGAGATCGAGGTCCGCGATCCCCATGTGCGCCAAACCCCCATCCACGCCAATGATTCGCATTGCCGTCTCCCCTCAGTATGACTGCGGATTGCCAATCGACATATAGTCCTGGATCCAGGGAAGCGTCACCTTCCCCGTCGGCCCGTCGCGATGCTTCGCCACGTCGATGCAGAATTGCCCCGGCGCCTCGGGCGGCCGGGAGAGGAACCAGATCTGGTGGGCGGCGTCCTCCACGTCCCCCGAGTTCTTGATGTCGGCGAGCCGCGGCGTCGGGTCCGACCGCTTCTCGATCTCGCGGTTGAGGTGCAGGAAGATGAGCAGCGCGGCGTCGAGGTCGCGGGCCGCGTCGCGGAGCAGGCGCACCGCCTTCCCGAGCAGGCGATCGAGCCGATCGTCCCGCATCCCGTGCCCACCGAACCACCGCTCCACGTCGAGCTCCGCCAGCACGTCGAGCATGAAGACGCGGATCCCGTTCTCCCGCTTCGCCCGTCGCATCTTGCCGGCGGCGTCGAGCGGGGTGATCCCGTGCTCGTCGTCCACCCAGATCGGCAGGTCCGGGAACGCCGCCATCATCGGGGGGATCTTCTCCCAGGTGTCGGGCCTCCAGTTCGCCCCGTTCCGCAGAAGCATGGAGTTGATCCTGGCCCGCCGAGAGATGGCGCGGTCGGCGAGCGACTCCCCGTAGTCCTCGAGCTGGAAGATGTAGACGGGGGCCCCGTTCGCCGCGAAGTTGTCGGCGAGCGCGCTCTCCAGGGCGGTCTTGCCGACGCCGGGCCGCGCGCCGACGATCGTGGCCTGCCCGGGGGCGACCCCGCCCACGAGTCCGTCGAGCCGCAGGAAGCCGGTGGGGATGCGCTCCAGGGGAACGTCCCGGCCCTCGACCGAGGCGAGCCGCTGGGCCTCCAGGCGCTCCAGCTTCGCCATGATGAACGAGTCGAGCTTCCGGCCGGCGCGCGCGCGGGAGACCTCCAGGCCGGTCACCTTGGCCGCGAGCGCCGCGGCGAGCTCCTGTCCCGGCGTCACCCGGTCCTCGAGAGCGGCCCGGGCGGCGGCCTTCACTTCCCGCCGGAGCCAGAGGTCCGCGATCGTCTCGACGTAGTAGCGGACGCTCGCCGTCGTCCCCACGGACCGGCCGAGCCGGAGGATCGTCTCCCTGGGAACCGGGGTGGGCGTCTTGCCGTCGCGCTCCAGGATGGTCAGGAGGGCGATCTCGTCCGGCGGGCCGGCGCCGGGGGCCGGCGAGGCGAGCAGCGGGAACAGCACCTCGGCGATCGCCCGGTGGGCATCGACTGCGAAGTGGGCGACGCGCGCGAGGTCCGCCACCTCGTCCCACCTGGCGGGCTCCGCGAGCAGCGAGGCGAGGACGGCCTGCTCCGCCTCGAAGGCCACGTCATCCATAGATGGGCCGCCCCTCGGGGTCGAACCCGGTGACCTCTCGGCGGGCGGCGACGCGCGGCGCCGGTCGGGCGTGGCTCATCCAGTTCGTGAGGAACCGCGCGTGGCGCTTCTTCTTCCGCTGCGGCTCCGCGGACTCCCAGAGGTGCGCGCGCTTCGCCTCCTCCAGAAGATCGAGGCACGGGTACACCTTCTCGAGTCGCCTGCCGAGCCCGTCCGGATCGTCCACGTCGGGCCAGGTCTCCGCCACGAACCGGCCGAACGGGGTCCCCGAGGCGACCGGGGGGCGGTTCGCCGGCGCCGGCGAGAGCGCCGCCTTGAATGCTGCCTCCGCGACCCGGAACCGCGCGTCGTGCTCCCCCTGGAGCCGCTGAAGCTGCGTGTCCACCTCATCGAACAGCGACGGCTGCGCGAGCAACCGGGCGTAGACGGCCATCGTGGGCATCCTCCCTCCGTGAAAAGGTGCGGGCGGAAGCGTACCCCACCCCTGCGGCGCCACCCTGACGAGGAGCAACCCGGGAGGTGCAACCCTGCGTGATTACCGGGGGAGGGTCACCACGGTTTGAGCTTGACGCACGTTTAGTATCAGGACCGCTTGACACCGCCGAACGAACCGGGCAGGGTGACGGTCGCCCCGTGCTAGTACGGGAAGCGAAGGAGGCATCATCATGGGAAGCAAGCCGAAGACCGTGCCGCTCGCCTCGAAGTTCCCCGGCAACCTCAAAGCCGCCCGCGTCGAGGCCGGTCTCTCGCAGGAGGCGCTCGCCGCGAAGTGCGCCCTCTCGACCTCGTACATCTCGATGCTCGAGCGGGGCTCGCGGATGCCGCCGCTCGACACGCTGGAGCTGATCTCCCGGAAGGGGCTGGGCCGCGATCCCCTCCTCCTCCTGGCCTAGCCCCGCGATGGCGACCGATCAGGAGCTTCTGGAGCTACTCGACCTCCCCGCCGACCTGGGCCGCATCCAGCCCGGCGAGGCGACCGTCGAGCTCTCCGAGGAGGAGAGGCGGTTCCAGGAGGAGCGCAAGACGACGCTGGGCGGCACGGACCAGGCCGCCCACCTGGGGTTCTCGTCGTACCGGAACGCCTGGGACGTGGCTGCCGAAAAGAAGGGGCTCCTCGAGCCCTGGGGCGGCAACGAGCGGACCGACATCGGCCGGCTGCTCGAGGAGCCGATCGCGCGGGAGTACGCGAAGCGCACCGGGCAGCGCCTCCGGAAGTGCAACGAGGTCGTCCGGGACCGCATCCACGACTTCCTGGGTGGCCACCCGGACCGGCTGGTCATCGGCGCCCCGAAGGGCGTCGAGATCAAGACGATCGAGTACGGCAAGGAGAAGTGGTCGCTCCCGGGGGAGCCCGTGCGTGTCCCCCGCGACTACTACGTCCAGAGCCAGCACTACATGATGATCACCGGGCGTGAGACCTGGGACCTCGTGGGCCTGTTCGGGCTCTCGCGGATCCGCTGGTACACGCTGGAGCGGAACGAGATCGTCATCCGCGCGCTCCGGGAGAAGGGACAGGAGTTCTGGGAGAAGTACGTGCTAGGCCCAGACCTCCCGCCGATCGAGGGGAAGCGGGCCGAACGGTGGCTGCGGGACCGCTACCCGGCGCCCACGGGGCCGACGTACGTCGTCGCGAACGAGGAGCAGCGCGAGACGATCGCGCGCTGGCGAGAGGCGAAGGGGAAGGCCGCCCTCTGGAAGAAGGAGGAGGAGAAGCTCAAGCTGCACGTCCAGGCGGCGATCGGCGACGCGGAGGGCATCCTCGCCGGCGAGACGACGGTGACGTGGAAGAAGGACAAGGACTCGACCGCGCTCGTCACCGACTACGCGGGGCTGCTCGCCCACTACGCCGAGGCGATCGGGTTCCAGATCCAGGCGGAGGACATCCAGAAGTTCACCCGGTCCCTGGTCACGCGCCAGGGCGCAAGGAAGCTGCTCCCGAAGGAGGCGAAGTAGATGGCGAACCCCGTCAACCAGAAGCCGCAGACCGCGATCGAGCGGGCGAAGGACGCGCAGAGAACGGCGATGAGCGAGCTCGGCGCCCTCATCGCGTCGAAGCGGGAGGCGTTCGCGCTCGTGGCCGGCAAGCACTTCTCCCCGGACCGGCTGATCAAGCTGGCCCAGGGCGCGCTCGCCAGGACGCCGGCGCTCGCCGAGTGCACCAAGCCGTCCATCCTCGTCGCGCTGATGCGCTGCGCGGAGCTGGGCCTCGAGCCCGACGCGGCGCTCCCCCAGCGCCGGATGTGGCTCATCCCCCGCCGGAACAAGAAGCTCAACGGCGCGAAGGAGTGCACGTACATCATCGATTACCGGGCGCAGCTCCAGCTCGCGCGTGACACCGGGCTCGTCTCCAGCATCATCGCGGAGGTCGTCTTCCAGAAGGACGCCTTCGAGTACCTCCTGAGCCCCGAGGGGGAGTCGATCACGAAGTTCCGGTTCGCGCCCGACCCGTTCTCGGACGACCGCGGGCCGATCCGCGGCTACCTCGCGGCGGCGCGGCTCCAGGGCGGCGAGGTGCACGTCGTCGCGATGAGCCACAAGGCGATGGTCGAGCACATGCGCCAGCACGCTCCCGCGAACCAGGGCAGCGTCACCGGCCCCTGGGAGGACTTCCCGATCGACCCGGCGAAGCCAGGGAACCCGGCGATGGGCATCAAGACGGTGCTCCGCAAGCTGTTCAACCTGCTCCCCGCCGGCCAGAACGAGGCGGCGATGCGTCTCCAGGCGAAGGTCGCGGAGGAGGCGGAGGTGGAGGCCGGGAAGGCGACGACGGCGGCGGCGGTGGACCTCGACCTGGGCGCTGCCGAGGCAGTGGACGCCGGCGGAGGCACGGCCGAGGAGGTGGCGGCGGCGCTCACCAGCGGCGGACCGGCGAAGCCCCCTCCCGACGACATCCCCTTCGAGACGACCGCAGAGGAGAAGGCCCGCAAGGACCGCGAGGCGGCGAAGGGGCCGGGGCGCGAGCCGGGGCAGGAGGGCTGATGCCGACGATGGCGGAGGTCCAGGAGCGCCTGGAGAACACCCTGCTCGCCGCGGGGTCGCTCAAGGCGGAGGTCGAGCACCACGCGCAGATGATCGGCAACGCGCGCTCGAGGATCGAGGGGATCGCCGCGATGCTGCGCGCGGCGGACGAGGTGCTGGAGCCGATGGCGCCGCCCTTCGAGGAGGACGCCGAGCTCGCGATGGTGCGGTCGATCGCCGAGGAGGAGGTGCGGTACTGGCTCCGGCGGTACGCGGCGTCGGCGCCCCTGATGCAGCGCGCGCACGAACGACACCTGGAGGTCCGCGCCAAGGTGGACGCGCTCCAGGAGGAGATCCGGCCGCACCTGGACGCCGAGGAGGCCCGCCGGCGTTCGAGCCGGGGTGCGGTGGGCAACCCGCCGGGCGCGTCTCCGAGCATGGACCCGGGGGCGCGGTGAGGGTCGGACCCGCCAAGGCGGAGGCCCTGGATCGCTGCGCTGCCTGCGGCGGTCCAGGGTCCCTCCCCTTCGCGGGCATCGCGCGCCTGTGCCCGCGGTGCTTCAAGGAGTGGAAGACGAGCAGCGAGCAGCAGAGGGCGAAGACGGCGATGCAGGACTTCATCACCAGGCGCCAAGGAGAGCGCCGCAACGGAGGGTGACATGGACGATAAGGCGAAGGACGCGGTTCCGACGGTGACCGTGGAGGTTGCCAGCGCGCTGATTCGGGACTTCCGCCGCGCGCGCACCAGGGTAGCGATGGCGGCGGTCCGTTCGCCCTCCGGCCCCTTCCCGTCGGAGGCCGTCAAGGAGCTGGCCGCCATTGCGCTGGGGATCGCCCAGGTCGTCGACATCGAGGCCGGGACGGAGGTGGGCAATGGGGACTAAGAGCAAGATCGAGTGGCTCGACGGCGGCGCCACCTGGAACTACCAGTACGGCTGCTCCAAGATCGCGCCAGGCTGTCGCGAGTGCTACGGCGAGCGCGTCCTGCCAAGGCTCGCCACCCGCGCGGTCGGGCCGATCCTGCCGCGCATGGAGACCTCGGGCGCGGCGACGATGCGCGGGACCGTGATCCTCCGCGAGGACCACCTGGATGACCCGCTCCGCTGGACGAAGGCGCGCAGCGTGTTCGTGAACTCGCTCTCCGACACGTTCCACGAGAACGTCCCGGTCTCCCTGATCGACCGCGCCATCCAGGTGACGTACCAGACTCCGCAGCACCGCTACCTGTTCCTGACGAAGCGGCCCGCGCGGATGGAGGCGTACGTCGCGCGGCGGTGGGGGGTGCTCGACGCGATCCCGAAGAACCTGTGGTGGGGCGCGTCGGCGTCCGACCAGGCCACGTTCGACGACACCGTGACGCGCCTCGGGCTGGTGCGCGCGCACGAGCGCAACCGCTTCCTGTCGCTCGAGCCGCTCATCGGGCCGATCGCCATCCCGCCGGAGCTCCTCCGCTCGGCCGGCATCGGCTGGGTGATCGTCGGCGGCGAGAGCGGCAGGCTCGCGCGGCCCTGCGAGGAGAAGTGGGTCCGAGACATCGTGCGCGCGTGCAGGGCGGCCGGCGTGCCTGTGTACGTGAAGCAGATGGGGGCGGCGTGGGCGAAGGAGGTGCGGCTCGCCAGCGGGCCGAACCGGATGGAGACGAAGGGCAACCAGCCGTACCTGTGGCCGAAGGACATCCAGGTCCGGGAGGTTCCATGACCGACACCGAGATCGCAGAGTTGGAGCGGCTGGAGCGGGAGGCGACGCCGGGGCCGTGGTCCCGCGTCGATGCCCCGTGGCGATCCTCCGGGATGCCGCCGTGGGTCGTCACGGGCGATGGCGACCCGCACGGCGCCACGGCGATCTGCGACCTCGCGATCCAGATGGACGGCGAGCTCGGCGACGACGGGGGGCCGCAGGACTCCGATCCCGAGGCTGACGCCGCCTTCATTGCCGCCGCCCGCAACGCCCTCCCCGCCCTCCTCGCCGAGGTGCGGGCCGCGCGTGACGCCCGCGCCCAGGGCTACCGGGAGGGCGTGGAGGCGGCACTCCGGGCGTCGATGGCGCCGTTGACCAGATCGAGGCGCTAGCCGCCCTCCGCGCCCTCTCCCCCGCACCCGCGAGCACGCGGGAGTTGCCCACTGGCGAGACGCTGACGGACCGCCTGGAACGGCTCGTTGGGATGTGGATAGCCAAGGCAGACGCGGGCGAACGCGGAGACCTGCGCGGTTGCGGAACGCAGGTGCTCACCATCCTGAACGGCGGGTGGGACGGGCCCGACGCTGCCCCGATCCGCTGCACCCCTGAGCGCGCGAGCGCCCTCTCCCCCGCACCGAAGGAGCCGGACCATGAGTGATGCGTACCGACACAAGGACGTGTGGACCCGTCGCGGGACCGGGTTCGCGATCGAGGTGTCGCGCCACGAGGGCACGCCCATCATCGCGGACGAGGGCCCGCACCGATGGGCCGTCTACGCCTACGTCTACCCGGAGCACCCGCACTTCGCGGCGTTCGCGGGCGAGGAGATGTTCCAGCCCGCGACGCAGGCCCTGCCGCTCCACGCCTACCCGAGTTTCTTCCGCGTTCACCGGGACAACGACGGCGAGGTGTGCAGCTATCAGGTGGGCGCGGACTACCACCACCTTCACGACGAGCACTACACGCGCATGGCAACGCGCGAGGACGCCGGGGTCGTGTTCCGCGACGCCGACGAGCTGTGGGAGTGGATGAGCCAGCGCGCGAAGGAGCCGACGCCAACCAAGTGCCAGAGCGACGGCACCGACCTCGGCCGCGCGACGTGCGACTGCCCGGATCACGCACCGAAGGAGCCGACGCGATGAGCTACGACACCGACCCCAGCGATGTGCCGAACCTTCGCCATGCGCTCGCGCAGGAGCGTGAGCGCACCCGGGCCATGAGGGCGGAGCGAGACGCGAACCACGACGCGCTCGACCGGATCCGTGAGCGGCTTCGGGCCGCGGCCCCCGAGACGCCCGAGAGCGGGGACCTCGTCGCGGGAGTGCTGGCGAAGCTCGCCGAGAGCGCAGCCGAGATCCGGGCACTGAGGGAGAGGGCGGAGAGGGCGGAGCGCTTCATGGCGAAGGAGACGGAGCGGTACGCCGGGAGCGTCATCTGCGGCGAGGTGCTCGGCCTCTTGGAGAAGGCGGGCTGCGGCAAGCCGGGGACGCCGAACACGCTCTGGGCGATGGTGCTGGAGATCATCTCCCGCCTCGCCGCCGCAGAGCGTGAGCGGGACGAGGCGATCGGCGCGAACCTCGTGAACCGCAACGCGGTGCGACTCCAGACGGAGAAGGCAGACGCCGCGCTCGCGAAGGTTGCGGAGTTGGAGTCCTCCCGGGCCCGCACGCTCGTCGCCGCCTCCGACGTGATGACCGAGCGCGACTCTACTCTCGCCCGTCTCGCCGCCGCGGAGAAGTCCCGCGACGAGTGGATGCGCCGGTATCAGGAGAAGTCCGACGACAAGGCCGACGCTCTCCAGGCCCTCGCCGCCGCGGAGAAGGAGCGCGACGAGGCGAGGCGCTGCGAGGCGCGGATCGGGGACGCCCATGTAGCTCTCCTCGCCCGCGCGGAGAAGCTGCGGGGGGCGCTGCTCTGCGTCTCGACGGATCTCGCGCAGGACGCCCTGGAGGATCCCATCGGCAACGCGGAGCGCGCGGCGACGGGCTTCTATCGCATCGGGCGCGGCGCGCGTGACGTGGTCCGCGCCGTGCTGGCGGACGAGGGAAAGGACGGAGAGTGACATGGCGTGCTTGAGCGAGCATCACAAGACGCTGGTTAATGGGGTCGGCAAGTGCTCCGTGCCGATGTGGAGCGGCGGGTGTCCAGCGGGCTTCTGTGACGAGCCCGCCTACGGTGTGCAACTGCCGCTGGAGCCGTGGCTGCGGGGGGTGGTGAAGCTCGCCTACGCGCCCGCCCTCGCCTGCCCAGCGCACGGCGGGCCGCAGGCTGCCGCATCTGAGCCCGCCGCCCCCTCCGCGCAGGAGGCCCCGGCGACGGATGGGCCGCGCGTTTCGGATTCAGCCGTTCGCGCCTCTACTCAGCAGGAGGAGCGCCATGAAGCGGACGAGCAGCAGGAAGCGGGCGGGCGGCGAGCGGCTGAACCTCCCGGGCGCGATGCGGCGCAGCGCGGAGAACCGGACGTGCCCGAAGTGCGGACGGAAGGGCGCCGTGACGAAGACTCCGGGAGACCCGCTGCTTGTGGGGCACTGCCGGTGGCCGGACTGCGGTTGGGCGGAGGCGCGCCCGGTCCCGCCGTTCTGAGCCCCTCCTCCCCGCCCCCGTCGTCGCCCCCGAGGCCGGGCCCCCTCACCTCCCTGGACGTGCCGCTGTCGTCGCTGGCGTCGCCCCCGAGGGAGGCGTGGAAGGGACCGTGCGCCGTGTGTGGCCGGTCACTCACGGCGAGCACCCACTTCAGTCAGGCCGTCGCGGCGTTGACCGGCGTGCAGGGCGTCCACGAATTCGTGCCCCGCGCCCTCGCCGCCCCCTCCGCCGACGCCGACAAGGAGAGCCGATGACGCACGAACTGAAGACGTGGCCGGAGGGATTCGCCGCCATCCTCGACGGCCGCAAGCGCTTCGAGATCCGCAAGGCCGACCGACCGTTCGACGTGGGCGACACGCTCCATCTCCGCGAGTGGAACCCGGACGGCAGCGGCTACACGGGGCGCGAGACCGCCGCGCAGGTCACGTACCTCGTCCGCGGCGGCGCATGGGGTTTGCCGCCGGACCTGTGCGTGATGGGGATCGCCGCCCCCTCCTCTCCTGCGAAGGGGGAGGCGCAGCGCGCCTCGTGTGCGTGTGGCGGATCGATGCGAGACGCGGGCCACGGCACGCACTCCTGCACCCCGATTCGGCGAGACGAGCGCGGCGTCATCGTGCTGCCCTTGCCCGGCGGAGAGGCGGCGATCTCGTACGCCTCGCCCGCCCCCGAGCCCGCGAAGGGGGAGGCGCGCAATCCCGTCATCGCTCAGTGCAAGGCGTCGCTCGACAGGGACCGCTCCCCCTCGCCCACCACGGGGAGCGAGACATGAGCGTCATCGAGGCAGTCACCGTCACGCTGTACCGGGTGAAGGCGGAGCACCGCCCCGAGGGCTGGCGCGGAGGCAAACCCCGTCGCCAGCGGGCGCTCGCGTACCGGGACGCCGCGTGGGCGAAGCTCCGCGCCCGCTGCCGCTGCGTCTACTCCGACGAGGTTGGCGGCGAGAACAAGCCCTGCCGCTACCACGACAAGCAGTACCGCACGCCGACGCTGCCCTACCGCGACTGCTGGGGCTACGTGGACGAGGGCCCCGAGACCGAGGGGCACTACGCGCCGCCCCGAGTCTGGCGGCTGCCGCGCTCGGACGAACCGGGCTTCTGGGACTACGGCCGCGCCGTGGCGTTCCGGCTGGCCCGGTTCTACGCGCACCTCGACCGCCGCGCGCCCACCACGGGGAGCGAGTGCCAGCACAAGCTGAATCAGGAGGCGGATCACTGTCGGCACGGGTACGCCTTCGGCTCGACCTGCGAGGCGTGCATTCGGGAGTGCGCCGGGTGCTGGGACGACTGCGCGTCGGCGGCAACGTTCGGCCCGCGGCCCAGCACGGGGAGCGGGGAGGAGGGGACGTGAGCGAGAGCGCGAACACGGGCGATGCGCTTGCGTCGCTCATCGACGAGTGGGAGCGGCGGAGAGGGCTGTCGTTCGGCGAGACGTGGCGTCTCGATCTCCGGGCACTAGTGGAGAGCCTCGTGGCCTCGGCGACCGCGGACGCGGACGCTCGGCTGGACGCCGCCAAAGCGCGCGCGAGCGCGGAGACCAAGTACCTGCGGCTCGAGCGGAACCGGGCGAACGCGCGGCTTAGCGCCTACTCGCAGCGGGCCGACAGCGCGGAGAGGCGGTGCCGCGAGATGGAATTGAACCTGACGGCGGGGGCCAGTGCGGTCCCGTCCCTCGATGGTTCCCCCGTCACCGTCGCAGGCGTGCTCGCGGAACTCCGCGGGGCCGCGCTGTCTTCGGGGTCTCCTCTGTACGCCCGCCGCGCCGCGGAACACGCGATGGTGCTGATAGCCAAGCTGGCCCCGCGCTCCCCGGAGGCGCAGCCGTGACGCCGTTCAACTGGCAGTGGTGGCGGATCGCGTGGTCGCGACGCAACCGGGGCGGGACGATCTTGACCGCCTGGACGTGGCGCCACGTCGGGTTCGGGCTCTGGATCGCGTTCGGGCGCTCCCCGGAGGCGCAGGACGAGGGCGGGGAGGGAGCATGAGCCGGACCAAGATCGCGCCGCTTCCGGCATACCTAGATGAAGCGATCGAGGACTACCGCCGGTCCCAGGGATGCGGCTGTTGCGGGTGTAGCTACGAGGTAAAGGCCGAGAGGCGCAAGACCCTCGACGCCATGATCAGGAAGTACGCGCGGCGCGCCCTCTCCCGCCTGGAGCGCGCGTCGAAGCCGAGGGGGAAGTGATGGCCTACCTCGGAGATCCAGATCGCCCCTCGACGTGGCGGGTCTGCTGCGACGAGTGCGGGCGGAGCGTCAAAGGCAAGGAGGCGCCGCGGGGATGGGTCCTCGTGCCGCGCGCGATGCCAATGCGGCACCTGTGCCCGAAGTGCAAGCGGAGGGAGGAGTGATGCCACAAACCTGCGGCAAAACTCTGCGGCAAAACGACGACGCCGAGGTGCTCGCGCTCAGGGCGGAGGTGGAGAGGCTGAGAGCAGGACTCGCGCGGATCGCGGACATGCTCCGACCCGAGACCTGGGGGCCCGCCGTCGCCGTGGTCCGGGTGCGGGAGGTGGAGCGGATCGCCCGGGAGTTGGCGGGTGGGGCGGCTCCGGCGGCTGGCGAGGCGGAGAGGCTGAGAGGGGCGCTGGCGAAGCTGGAGTGGTCGTTCCGGCAGACCTCCCTGCGGAACGGCGGGACGATCTACACCGCGACCCTGTGCCCGGCCTGCATGGGCGAGAAGGACCCGCCGGACGACAAGGGCTCGCGTCGTCGCCGCGACGACCCGCTGCCGCCCGCCGGGCACAAGCCGGACTGCTGGCTCGCCCGCGCGCTGGCGGGGGGAGAGGGGTAGCCGTGGCCGTGCAAGGCGTGTTGCTTGGAACCGGGACGCACACGGAGCCCTCCGGCCCGGACGCCCAGGGGCCGCCCGTCGAGGTGTGCGACTCTTGCCGGATGGACGTGTCGTGGAACCCGGGTCTCCGGTGCCCTACGCCGGAAGCCCATCACCGCTGGAAGGACGAGGAGGACGACGTGGACGAGAAGCTCAAGGAGGTGGTCGCCGGCCAGGTGGTCTCGACCGTCGCGCTGCAAGGCGAGGATCTGGACCCCATCGCCGTGCGGCTGGAGACGCTGCGCCTGCTCGGGGAC